TTATCTAATTTTGTAATATTTTGTTTAATACCATCTTTAATAGTCCAAGTACGACCATCACTTTCCCATATATCTCCTTCTTCATAGAGTTCTTGTGGTTTAGTATATCCTACACTAGTACCTGTTTTATCTCCGTGTTTACCTTTAACAAGATTTCTAATTCTTTCTACATCTTTTTCTTGAAATTCTCTTTTTAATCCATTTACTTTCATAAACCTAATTTTTTAAGATCACTTAATGTTTGACCTATACTTTTATATACTATACCTGTACCACCAGCTGCATTCCATCTCCCAATAGTATCTTCTCTATCATCTATTAGGATATCTGTTTTTGCTAATTGTGGTTTAATAAGGTGTTTTTCTTTTGCTTTCTTAAAGTTAATACGAGGTTTTGAAGGAAACACGTCACCTGTATGATTTTTTACCCAAAGTATTTTTCCTAGATAAGATTGTTTTTTTGCTGATGGAGATGTTAATAATTCATAATCATAATCTTTAACAGCATCTACTAATGCTGATGCACCATCCATTGGTTTAATACCAACCCAAAATTTAATTTTATGTTCTTCGTCAATTAAATCCCAAAATGCTTTTCTACCATATTTATTTTCAAATTCACTTGGTTCCATTCCAGATAAATCTCTAAAACGTTGGTCAAAATCAGCTAATACTCCGTCCATATCTAAATAAACTTTATATTCGCTTTCATCTTCTCTTAAACGGCCTAATTCTTGAGCATATGCTAATAAACCAAATGGGTCTTTTTTCTTACCTTCACTTATGGGTTCATTATTATGTCCACATTTGTGACACATAAATAAATCATTACCACCATCTACTATATTCCAACTCCACCCACATTTATTACATTCAATTTTATCACCTACAACTGCTTCATTTAATATACTATCGGTCCAATTTCTAAATGTCATTGTACCCTTTAAATTAGCTTCTTTTTCTAGATTAGTTAAATGATCTGAACTTGTTGTATCGGTACCAGGTATATCTCCTAATCTATCTTCTAAGTTCTGTATGTGATGAATCATTTCATGTGCATACGAACGTACTATATCTTTAGGATGTCTACCTTCCGTGTATAAAACAATATGTTGTCTATTTGGATCATAATACGCTGTTTTACCAAAAAAGTCTTTGGCATTTTCTGAATCTCCATCTACAAACTCCATTGAAGGTAAGGGTTCAATATTCATACCCTTATCAATCATATGATTAGTTAATTGGGCTATTTTTTCCATTACATCTATATGTTGGGAATAAGATGCATTTTCATTTAATTTTTTATATCCTGAACCATAGGGAGCAGCTTTACCATCTTCAGGATCGTTTTCAGATATTTTATCTGCTACTATATTGTATACTTCTTCTTGTTCTTCTGGATTAAGCATTGTTGGTAGAAAAGGTATAAATTTTTCTAATGATACTTTAGAAGCATTTCTAGCAGCAGTACCTGAAACTCCACCTTGTGTTATAATAGTACGAAGTTCTAAATTTGGATATTTAGAAATAGAAGTTGTTCTAGCAGAAATATCTTTAAAATCTTCATCATTACCTTCTCTAGCACCTATAATCCATAATACTTCTCTTGTTGGGTGATTTTTAGCAAAATCATATACTGCTTTAACAGGTGGTATAGATGTTGGTTCTAATTTAACTTTAAATGGGAGATAATTATTGTATACTTCCCAAATTAATAAAGACTCATCCTGAGATATTCCATTTCTTTCTTTAGTACCTATAAAGATAATAAATTCATCTATTTCAGGATTTTGTTTTAATGCCTCTTCAACTACTTCAAAATGTCCAGCAGTAGGAGGTTTAAAACCGCCAGCATATACTGCTGTAGTTTGTTTTTTTTCCTCTTCAGGCAATAATCCTTCTGTTAAGTAACTTGTTAAACTCATTTAGATAAAAATTGTCTTAATACTTCTTGTGCTTGTTCTTTTGAAACTGAATTATTTATTATATTTTGAACATTTTCATCTGCGATTAGTTCTTTTAATTTAGCATTTAAAGCAGCTTTTGATTTATCTGATCTTGCTTGTGCCTTAGCATCTTTTGGTTTTGTTCCTTGTGGTTTAAAAGGATCTAAATATTTTTTTATTATATCCTCTACATCACTTAATTTTTTATCTTCTAATGTATTAGCAACGGAAACAAAATTGTTTTTAAACATTGCTTCATATGCTTTATAATTATCAGTAACCGAGGCCCATGTTCTCATTACTATAGCTGGGGCTAAACTTCTATCTTCACCACCTGATTTTTCAAATCTATCTTGATTTTGTTTAAGTGAACGTTCTAAATCAGTATAAACATAAAGCATAAATACTTCATATCCAGCTTCTTCTAATTCTTTTTTTAAATTAGCTGTTTGTTTAATTGATGCTGCTGTTCCATCTAATATAAAAGGTTCTTTACCTTCTATTGTAGCTGCTACTTTTCCTTTAAATTCTTTATTAGCTGATGCCATTGCTTTAGCTGCTTCGCTTCTATCTTCAGGACCAGCATTTTTTAAATCTAATGATACATTGGCTTTTTTTAGTAAATCAATATAAGTATTATCTACATTAAGTGTCTTAATACCATCAATGTCTAAACCACGTAAAACATATCCCTTACCTGCTCCAGGAGCGCCAGCTAGGATAATAGCTTTTGGTCTTTCTAATTGTTCTTTTATTAAGTTATACAATTTTATCATTCTATATTTTATTATACATATGAGTGAATTTTACGATATGAATATACGAAAAGTTTTACCGGTAACCAAATTTAAGTATAATTATTTATATAATCTGTACATTCTTGTCTAGTATTTGCACCAAACCATCTACTTAAATCTCTGGTATTTTCAACCATATATTTATTACTATGTAATATATCGGTTCCTATTTTGTCTTCTGGGACTTCAATTATTATAAAATTTGCCATATTATATATATAGGTTTTTTCTAGCATTAAAGTTTTGTAAAATTTCTGAGTCTGTTAATCCTCTATTGTATATTCTAAGGCTACCAAAGTCAACATTTGATTGTCTTGTAGTACTAATATACCATGTGGCGCTGGTATCATATAAAGGTAGCCCAGTTCCAAAAGTTGAATTGTGTTTTTGTACCCCATCAGCCCAAATAATAAACCTATTATCTCTACGAGCCCCAACTATATGATGCCATTGATCATAAGCCACACTAAAAGAAGGGTGTTGATAATATCTACCCCCATTATTAAAACTTATCATTGTATAAAGATTAGCATTTATTTGGAAAAATCTAAAATCATACCTACCAAATATTGTATCACAACATCCAGTGTGTATACCATTAGTTGCTGGTCTATACCACATTTCTATTGTTAACTCATCAGTGCCCCTCCACGCACTAGGAGATATTATAGAAGTTTGATCGCTTGTATAATTCATATAACCATTAAAGCTATTTGTCCAAGCACCTGATGGGATTGTTGTATTGTGGCGTTCTTTACTTATATCTTTCCAAACTGTTCCTGTTCCAGGATAAGATCTGACTGAAGTTGGTTCTGCTGCAAAAACTAAACCGTTTGTTACTGTGTGTGGTCCTGAATACATTATCTTCCGAATCTTGATTTTTGTGCATTCCAATTTTGTTCTACTTGACTATCAGTTAATGCACTATTATAAATACGTATTATAGCAATTCCTCCTGCATATTGTCTACCTGAGGATTCTCTACCTATTATTAAATTAGTATTACGAGTACTAGTACCTGTAATATTATTAGTAGTATATTTTGTTCCATTTTGCCATTGTTTAAGTTCACTCCCAGTCCATACAGTACACCAATGATTCCATGTTTGATTTGTAATTGCAGGTGCTCCTTGATGGTATCCATTATTGTTTTTTCCATACCAATAACTAGATAATTGTCTACTACTTTTAGTTATAGACATATAATTCCCACTTCCCCCATTTAATAGAATTATAGTTCCTCTATCACCACTTGTTACTTCAGAAGATGCAGGATATAACCATGCTTCTAATGTTCTTTGGGTAGTATTAGTATTAACAGTAGAAGGTATACCTCCAGTGGGTCCTGAAAATACATCCCCATCTTGATCAAAATTAAAACAAGTTGCTCCTCCTAGTGTAGTTAAAGTAGGGGAACCTGAACTGTTAAGATTAACACCCTTACCACTTAAGTCATACCAAACTGTTCCACTACCTGGGTATGATCTGGAAGATGCGGCATCTAAAGATACTATTAAATTGTCCTGAACTACATTTGGTCCTCTAAAAAATGCCATTATATAAATCTTATTACTTCAACTATATTCCATTGTGGTAGGGAACACGTTTGTGTTTCCCAAGCATCAAATTCCTCCTCTGTTGGTTCTTCTATTATTGGATTTATTTCTTCGTATATTAAAAGACCATTTAGATCTTCTACTACTTTTTTCCAAGTAGTTTCAGTTCTTGAAAAAATTAATTTCATTGGTTTTATTTCTATTGCCATATTTTTTATTTTATATAAACTGCACCATAGATGTGAGAATTAGCTGAATTAGAACTAGTCCAGTAAGGTCTATCGTTATATCCTCCCCCAGCAAAATAATTTCCTGACCAACAACTGCCATACCAAAAAGGATTATTATTATAATACGTAGAACAATTTCCACCATTTGAATCTTGGTCATTATCATAAGTAGTTAACTTACGGCTACCTTTTGAATGGTAACTATAAAAACCAGGAGAACCAGTACCTGTTTCATCAGTAACTGCAACGGAATTAGTAAATGAATAACCGGTTCCCCAACCATCAAAACGCCATCTATATCTATGATTATGTGAACTTGTAGCACTTAAAGCTGTTCCGTGTGTTGATGATACAAATTGTACTATAGTTACTTTATCTGTTACTACTCTACCAGCTAATTCAAACCAAAATTTTAAACCTATAAAAGTATTAACATCACTTAAACCTAAATTTGTTAAAGATGGGTTAACACCATGTACCGTATTTGTTGAATCATCTGATGATGGTTCTGTTCTATAATTAGATTTATTTATAGCATCACTATAACTAAGATTGTTCATACCCGCTGTACCTCCTCTATTGGCTAAAACCATAGCCCAACCACCACCATCATAATCTTGGTCTACATAAGTACAAACGGGGCCTTCGCTAGTATAAATGTTATAAAAACCAGATGGTCCTTTTACTTGATCTACGCTTGTGTAATGTCCTGAAAATACCCCCATTATATAAATCTTCCTTTTAACGCGTTATAATTTTGTAAAACCTCACTATCAGAAAGTCCTCTAGTGTAGGCATGTATTAATGCTATATTCCCTTGAAAATATACTCCAGTATATCCTAGTCCTATTCTAATATTGTTTGTTGTAGTTGCACTCATGGGAGTGTAGCTATCTGTTGTTGTTACTTCTAGCGAGCCATTTAAATACCATTTTGCTCCTCCTGTGTATCTTGTACTTGTTATATATTGCCATCCATTTTCTGGTACATCCATACTACTAAACCCCTTATATGATTGTGCATTACCCCCATTACTCCCATAATAATAACTAATAGTTCCTCCTTGTTCATGAGTCCAAGTACCATAGCCCCCATATGCTTGATCCCATAAATTTCTTCTTCCGCTAATACCCGGGTGGTAAACCCACATTCCTATGGTCTGACCAGGTTTAAAACTTAAAGAGGTTTCATTCGCTGATATTTGCAAATAATCATTACTACCATCAAAATACATATTTTGAGCTGGAGTTCCCGCATCTTGGGTAGCGGGTGAACCATTAACCGTTGCATTATTATTATTAGCAGTAAGGTCATATGCTGTTGTCGAGCCTGCTGTCCAACATCTTGGGGAAGCAAAGTCAAGGGCTAATGCTAAATCATCTTTTACTATATTTGGTCCTCTATAGAATCCCATTTGATATTTTGTTATAAATATTAAACGGTTCTTTTTACTATGGTTTCAAATTTTTGTGTCGCAGGTTTATGCTTTGGATTTTCTAGATCAAATAATTTTTTTACTGATTGGAATATATCTATATTTTGATCTTGTGTACGAGGTGATTCATAAACTTCCCAATTTTTACCTTTTAAACGTTTACCTGCTTTATCTGCACCTCTAGATTTAGATTTTAACCATAATACACCTACTCTATCTACAGGCATACCATAGCATTCTTCATAACATTGGGCGTAAACAGCTCCTTGTAAATCGTAAGTTGTTTGTAAATGATTAGATGTTTTAAAATCAATTACCCATCTTTCTGTTTTACCATCTATTTCAATTTCACATACTAAATCACAAGTACCTGCTACTTTAAGTTTATCTGAAAATAACGATACTTCTGTTTCAACTAATGTTGGTTTATAGGTTTCCCAAAAATCAACAAAACGTAAAAACATTTGCCAAACATGAGGGGGCATTTTGGGATGACCATTATCATTTAAATACTTTAATTCTTTACCTTCAAAATATTCTTCAATCATTTCGTGTACTGCTGTACCTTCTTCACCTGCTTTTTTTACAATCCATTCTGCACTGTATCCAACTTTTTTAAGCCAATCTTCAAAATATTTGCCTTTTGGATAAGCATTTAAAACATAAGTAATTGAAGGATAATATTCTCCATTACGTCTGTAATACCTTGAATCAGGTAAAGTAATTTGTTTGTGATCATCTGAGATCTCTAGTATTCTATTGTATGATTTTTTGATCATATAGCTAGTTTGTGTTCCATTAAATCATAGTAGGTTAATGGTACTGTGTTTTGAATAAGTCTAGTGAAATTTTCGAAACCCATTTCACTCGGGTCCTTATCTTGTAAATCTACAAGATAGACTTCTTTACCTTCTGCCATTAATTTTTCACAGAATTTTAAAGCTTGTTTAATTGCATCCCTATCTAATGCAATATAAATTTTATCTACTACAGAGGTAACTATTTTTTTCATTAAGCTACTCTGTATGTTTTTCCCTAATAGTGGGATTGCGTTTCTTTTTATAGCAATAGCATCAAATAATCCTTCACATAAAATAATTGGTATATTCCAATTAATTAAATGTTCATTAGGTACTACATCTCTACTTGCTGATGGGTTACGATATTTAATGTATGGTTCTTTTTCAAAGGAACGAGCAGTAAAATAATTTAATCTACCCTCAGCATCATATGTTGGGATTATAATCATATTTTTATATAATCCTTCTTTACAATATCCTATATTGTACTTTATTATATCGTATTTACTAATGTGTCTTTTTTTTAGGTACGCAAGCGCGTGCCTAGCCATAATTCCGCTGTTATCAACGTTATTTAGGCCAATATATTCATTAGGTAATACAACATTAGATGCAACTTGTGTTTCTTTTATTGATTTAGAAGTTTTTACTAATGATTTAAGTTCTGTAAATTTACTTACATCTACTTTTAATTGTTTAAATAAAGAATATATAGTAGTACCTCTTACATCACAAGCCCAACAATGCCAAGGATTTTTACCTTCACGATTTTCTGTTAGATTAACCTCCATTTTAGGTTTATGGTGGTGACAGAATGGACAGTGATAGGCATAATTGTTTCTAGCAGTTGCCTTGCCTGAACCCATTACAGAGTTTACTAATGTAACTAATAACTGGTTTACCATATGGGGTAATATACACTAATGTATTTTAATTTCCAAAGGATCTTCGTAGTTAATATCTTTTAAGTCTTTTGTAAAAAATTTACCTAAAATATTATCATTAAAAAATTCATCTGGTTTTTCTAAAACTTGATATATCATTTGATACTTAGTTTCAAAATATGTCATTGATTTTTTATCAGGACACATTCTTAAAATTATACGTTCAAATTCATCTTTTTTACCTTCTAAAAGTAATTGTTTAATATCTTTTTGAGAACCATAATATTTTTTCCAATCTGATTCTTTAACTTCTAATTTGTATGTAGGGCGACGACCAACAATTCCAGTTAAGGCAGCTAACTCTTTTTTTCCGAGTCTCTTTTTTTTATTATGAAACAATACCTTTTTCCCAATATAAGACTTACCCGTAGGTTTGTGTGTTGTAATATAAACGAAACCGAATGTATTTTCTGGGAATTGAGTAATGTCTCCTATTTTGTGTGTTTTATAGGTCCAACTCATAATTTATGATTTAATATAAATATTAATTTTCTCTTCGTTCCTCAGGTTTGTAATAATGAATACGTTCATGCCATATAGGAGAAGCTAATAAAACTGCAGGATGTAAATTGCCTTTTTTAGTTTCTTGGTACATATAGGACATCCAAGTTTGTTCATAAGGATGATCCCATTTTGTATCTATAAACATTTTTTTATTGCCTTTTTTAGAAACAATCATAGGCCAATTTGTATAAGTAATTTCTCCATCTATATAAGCTACTCCACTTAAAGTGTTTATTTTATTAAAAATAGTTCTAGGGGCATTAGGATCATTACCAGTGGTAGGTAATTTATCATAATTAGGCCAATCTCTAGTTCTTATGTCTTGTGGAACATTATACCAACTAGTTTGAATATTATTATCCCAATATACTTCTGTAAATGATAATTTTAGAAAATCAAAGTCTTCCTTTAACATAATTGTATGTAATATATTATATAAATCAGGAATAAATTTTCTTAAGCCATTTCTACAAAATTGCCCCTCCATTGAAGGTGGATTTGATGTCATATCATCTTCAAAAAAGAAATAATAATCAGCATCTGATTTATCAAAATGGTCTGCTGCTGCTTGTCTTCCTCCACATATTCCTATATTACCTCCATTATCAATATATTCAAATTTATATTTTTTTGCTATTTTTTTATTTTTAGCTTTAGCTTTTTCGTCTGTAGAATTATCTAATAATACTAAATGGGGTTTCTCCAACCATTCAGGAGTTTTTTCCATTGTTTTTAATGTAAATTCCAACTGTTTTGGAAAATTAAATGTTAAAATATATAAATTTGTTTTTAGGTTTTTTAGATCCCATATAGATATTTTTTTATTAAGTTTAGAATTTTTAGGAATATCAACTAATTTAACATCTTTATTTACTAAAGCTTCTGTAAATTTTACTACTAAACCATTTCCATCTAATTCAAATCTTCTATATAAATTTGGTTCTTTATGAGCCATAATAGAAAAAATACTTTCTTCTGTACCCATTAAGCCCCTTTCTAAGGTTTGAGTTAATAATGCATAGTAAGTTGAGTTAGCTTCTCTGATTTGTTCTTTATGCCCACCAAATAAACCTCCTCTACAAACGTATTTTACTTTTTCCCCTGCAATTTCATTCATTTCAGGGTATTTAAACCCATGTATTTCATCGGTTGCATCATAAGGGTATGATAAAAATAAAAAGGGATTTGAACATTCGGTTAAATAATCTAAACAATTGTTTTCACCTAGATGTGTAGCAGGAACTGTATTGGTTAAACCTGCATCAACCCAAAAATAATAATCAGTTTCAAAGTTATTATAACATACAGCATCATGCAACATAAACATTTTAGACTGTACTATAG